TATTCTGCAACCTCTTTAGGAACTCCTAATCCTTCAAACGTATCTGCTAAAGCTACACCAAAATTGTTAAGTATATCTAACGTATGAGCGTAAATTCCTTGTGGAACATCAGCTACCTCTCTAAAAAATGAATTTAACCTAGGATTTCCTTCGTCTAAAAAAGCTGTATTTCTTTCTTGAGTTGTTTTAAGTTTTTTTACTAAATCATTAAATACACCAACATCTACAGTATCATCAATTGAAACTCTTATCTCACCTCTTTGGATATAACCAAGTTCTTTTGGTCTTGATATTAAATCATATACATCTTGAAAAGAAGCTTGTTTGTCGTTTATCAATAGTGATGGTAGAGGCATATCAAGCATATCTAATCCACTAGATATTAATCCATTTATTTGATCTTCGTTACTTAAATCTATTTTAGCTAACTCATCACTTCTTTTTAGAGATTTACCTAGTATTTTAGAAGTGTTTCTTTTACTTTGCTCATATTTTTTTAAGATGTCATCTACCTTATTTAAAGTTGATTTTATCTTTATATTGCTTTTAAGTTCTTCTTCTGTTAAAGAATCGTTTGGATTTTCTGGTAGCCTAAGATTTCCTGTTTTAGTAGAAGCTAAAGTAGAGGATATAACAGAATCCTTATAATCTTTTTCTTTCTTTACAATATCATCATAAGCTGGAGTTAAATTACGTTTTAATTGCTTAATTGAATTTATAAAAAGATTAGAATTAAAGCCTTCAGCAGTTTTAAATATGTTAGAGTTTTCTTGACCAGTTAAAGCTTTTGATAAAAAATTCAAATCCTCTTGTTCTGGTTGATTCATTTGAAAAGCATAACGCTTCATAGCATCGTTAACACCAAAACGACTTTGATCTATATAATCAGATATAACGCCAACTAAGTTTGATTTACCTAAAGATAAATCCATTACAAACTTGTTATGCTTTATATTAACTCTTTGGTTAGTTTTCTCTTCTCCCTTAAAAAACTCCCCTATCATATTACCAACTCCAGACATTAGTTTTATTTCAAACTGAGTCCCGTCTGGTCTCGTTATATTAAGAGCGTTAGTTCCTACATTGCTTTCTGATGCGGAATATCCGAAATCACCTAGAACCTCATTAAACTTTACCTCAGCATCTGCTTCTCCCATTTTTAAAAAATCCCTAGGGAGTTGTTTTAGAATTGGAAGTATGCTAGATCTTTCGTCTATTTTTTCAGTATAATATTCGTCTACCTTTGGTTGAGGTACTTGAGTTATGTTAGTTGGATCTTGAGGCACCAATGTGGTAGGTGAACTTTCCAATATGGATGGAGAACCCGTACCTGTAGGTGTTGTCGCAACTGCATTTTGTGGAATTGATTGCTGTAAAGTGTGGTTTTGATTTTTTTTTTCAACCTCTTTGACATCAGTCCATGATAAACTTAGTTTTTTATAACCATTGTCATCTAGTTTTTTTTGCCCAGTTTTCTTGTGTGTAAAGTCAATCCAATATCTTAGATCTGAAGAAGAAGATATGTTTTTTAATTTGTTTTTATTATATTGCTTACCCGCATTGTCGTATAAAGAAACTAAATATGAATAAACTTTATCTTTATTTACAGCAGGTTTTGGATCCTTTGGGTCTTGTGGGTCTTTAACCTGAATATTGTTTTCTTGACTCACAGCATTATCTTCAATAGTTTGCTTTGGGTCTTCTGATATTGGTGTATCGTTTTTCACAATCATTAGTTGTTTATTATATTTGTATATGCTTCAAATGCTCCTAATAAATCAGGTTTACTCCCGCCTTTCATAATACCTTTTATATTATACCCTTTATCTTCTAAAACTTTTCGGAAAGAACCTTCAGTGTTTCCTTGCTCCCAAAGTTTTGTGTATAAACTACGAAGCTCTGCTCCTGTCTCTACAATATAAAAATCATTTACGGCTATTGATTGTTTTGCAGACATAGCGGTTGAACCACCTTGTTTCGATAGCATTGAATCACTTAATGTTGTTGAAGCTAAGTCTATTTTTCCCTGTATAACAACCATTGGAGCAGATTTTTTCTCTATTCCATCATCATCCTCGTATTTTCCTTGTTCAAAGACAACAACGCTGCTAACTGATTTTAATTTTCCTCCACTAATAGTAGTTCCTTTTAGGTCTTGAGTTATTTTGCTTATAACATCTCCACCTGGTTTATTGCTTTTTCCCTCCGCAACAATACTAAACCCTCCTATTACATCTTCAGCTCTACCGTTTAAAATCTTCATTGAACCACCTAAACTTGTTGCTGGTGTCAATTCAATACCTTGACTAAATTTTCCTATAAGCTCTCTTGTTGAGTTTGCATCTGCACTTGTTCCAGTAGAAAACTCGTTTCTACCTGTTGCTAGGATTTTTATTTGGCTCTGTATATAAGATTGATCAATCGGAGTATTTTTGTTTATTGAAGCTACTCTCCCAGTTTTTTTGCCATCAATCTCTTCAGGAACTTGACTAGCATAAGTTGCAGGTGCAAAAGAAAGACCAGTAGGAGGTGTTTTAGAACCTGAAGCTTCGTTGATATGATCTCTATAGCCCTTATAAGTAACATTAAAAGATTTTAACATTTTATCGCGCTTAAAAGCTTTTGCTAAATCCCTTTGCTCTTCTGTTATTTGTATCTTACCTCTTGAGTCTGTTTGTAAATCCAATGGATCAGATGTGAATTTTAAAACATTACCATTAATATCGTAATATCTAGGCAATACAGTTTTTTCACCACCTACAACAATCTCCATCATCATACTTTCGTTAGTTTCTTTTTTGCTTCTTGGCGGCTCATAATCAGGTTGAAAATCTGCTTTTCCGCCCATATAAGAATGTATTATGGAAATAACTTCATCATCTGATGTGCCTTCAATAGTTTTTTCTATACTTGAAATCATATCTGGAAAATTCTCTTGAGCTATTGTGTATCCACTAAGTAAATCTCCACCAGCAGTTTTACCTCCATAAGCAATAACGTTGTCAACATAAGTTCCGTTTTTATCTACAAAACTAACTCTAGTACCAGTAATAGACTGAAAGTCTTTAACATCTTTTACTAAGTCGTATTTTTTTACATATTTTTTACTTGGATCTAGTGCTTCTGTTAAAGGTTGATAAAAAGTTTTGTTTATTGTTTGTACAACTCCATCTATTATTTCAGGATCTCCTGTTTCAGAATTTCTTTTAGGAACTTCTTTTATTTTTACAACATTTAAAACTCCATTAATGTCTTGAACTTGCAAGCCTTCAATAGAGGGTCTTCGAACGTATTGTTGTTTTCCGCCTACAATCTTAGGAGTTCCATCTAGGTTAACAGCTGGAGATGAGTAAACATCTTTCTTATCTCCTGGATTATTATACCAAAAAGTATTTGCTTGATCTCCTGAAATACTATCATATTTACCAGCCTCAATATTTTTATAGACGTTTTTTAAATTTTCGTCTTGTAGCTTAGACATGTTAGCCAATATACCCATTTCTGTTTGATATTGACCTTTTTGAGCAGCATTTTGACTTAAAGTCATCTCTCCTCTTTTCGTAGCTTCAAAACCAGCAGCTAGTCTATTAACCCTATCCCTAGCTCCTTGTTGTATAAGTTTGTCGTGCTGAGTGATACCTGTAGATGTTATCTTACTGATTTGCTCAGTTAGATCTGACATTTGTTCATTTCTTTTTTTATCTACCTGTAAGTTTATTTGTGCAATCTCTGAGCTACCTTGAAGTAGCATTTTAGTTAAGTCGTCAAACCCACCTAATATTGGTTGTGTTACAGTACCTCCTGCGTATGACATATTTTGTTGTTTTATTCTATTTTTTCTCCAGTAACTGTGTTTCTTGTAATTACTTTTCCTGCTCGTCCAAATAAACTTGTAGCTTTACCTTGTGAGGCAGCTAATTTATCTGAAGCCATACCAGCTCCAAGAGCCATTCCTCCTAAATCTTTTATAGCACTAGTCTGCATTTGCATACCAGCCATTTTTTGAGCCTTTAAAGAAGATAGCTCTTCCATTTTTCTTTTCTCAACCATGCTTCTCATAGTTTGTTCTTCTTGAACACGAAATTGATCAGCCTGGTATTCTTTGTCTAATGTACTAGAAAAAGCTTTCATTTCTAAATCAGCTGTAGCTCCTAGTCCTGCAGACGCCATAGCCATAGCTTGTGATGCATCCATTCCAGAAGCAACATCAACAACAGCAGCCCTCTGCTTTGAAGCAGCAACCTGAACTTGTCTTTCAGCCTCTAATGATGGTTTTAAGTTTTCAGCTAGATTAGTTAACTCTTGATGTCTAAATTTAGCCAACCCTTCGTTAGTTTCTCTTTTTAGTTTACTTCCTTCCAAAAATTGCAGACCAGCTTTAACAACGCCTACTCCCATTCCGATTGCACTTAATATTGCCATATTGCTTTAATTTTTACAAATATACGAAATTTACATATAGCTCTTAAAGACCTCTGTGTTACAAGCAAACAATTCTACAAATGAAGTAGAGTCATTTATTAGTTTTATAGTAGTGCTATAACCTCTTACCCCATAAGACTCTGATTCTGCATTTTTAACAACAAAACAAAAATCATCGGCTTGTGGTAAGTTGTCAGTAGATACTGTAGTTATAACATTGTCTTGAAAAGTGTTAATAACCCCAACTAACTTAGTTGTTCCGTCATTAAAAAACAGTTCATCTCCACCAACTCCATCAGATCCATTAAAAGAGATTTGATTAGGTATATTTTTAGTAAACTGATATTGATTAGTTCCTGGTACAGCTTGTAAATTACCAATACCAATTATAGATAATTTGTTAAAGTCTAATTTATTAGACACATTTCTTCTTATGTATCCGTATTTAAAACCTTCTTTATCTTCAAACTTATTGTTAGAGGAGGTTCCTATTAGTCCAGCCTCAAGTTCTGAGTTTAGTGTAGCATACCAACTGCTTGAATTTGACTCTAAAGACAAGGATTTAAATAGTTTTACGTCAGACGGGTTTTTATTAGAAGAATAAGTTATACTACATCCATGAGAGCTTCCATAAAAATTAGTTCTACTTTCATTTTCATCATGAACATATAATTCTCCGTTTTTAAAACTATAAAAATTAGTACCTAATCTTTCCATCCACTCTGGTTCATAAGAATGAAAAGAAGTCCAAGCGTTGTAAACTTCATCGTATGTTATTGTTCTTTGTCCTGACTGTAATCCCATATTAATCGTCTATTACTATAGGCCATGCTCCTGGCGATGGAGAGAATCCTAGTGTGTTAAGTGAATCAGTTATTAAATACAAGTAATAATATTGCCATTGATCAAAATTACCTGTGTATGGTGTTGGTTTAAGAGGTGCATTTGCGTCGTTATTGTCACTTTCCTCTACGTTTTGAACGAAATTAAATGTAGGTGATGAGCCAGTAACTAAATCTGATAACCCGTTTGTTCCAGAATAATCTCCTGTACCTCCAATTACCGCATCAATAAATGCGTTAAACTGCGTATAACCTTGTACCTCCATTAGTATACCTCTATAAAAACCACTATTTGTTGAGTTTAAAGAAGTAACTCTTGATCTTAAATCAGCCATATCTGTATCGTATGTTGCTGTTCTTGATGGTGCAGTATTTCCAGTACCACCTGCTCCGTATGGACTTGATTCATCTTGGAAAACTATCACAATCACATTACTTGCGTCGGATGGAAAATCGTTATGTGTTGATGTAGATATAAAATCATTTACATCATTATCTCCTAAAGCAGCAAAAGTTCTTTCATTTTGCCAGCTAGTTGAAGAACCTGCTCCATAAACAATAGTAACCTTGTCATCGTATTCATCACTACCGTTTGTTGAACTATCTGTGTTTCCACTAGACTCTGTTCCTGCAGTTGCATATAAATCTTGTAACGTTCCTTTTAAAGCACCAGTTCTAAGTGTTTGAAGCTCTGATTCAGTTGTTGCCATAGAACCTGAGTCATCAAAATATATGTATATGTAAGTATCTACAGATATTGCTAATGCTTGAGTTGTAACTGTTGCAGTTGCTTGACAAGCCCCACCTCTACTAACAACATAAGTAAAACTGTCATTTAGGTTGTTGCCTTCTGTGTGGCTATAGGTTATAGTATTATCTGAATTAACTACAGCAGTACCGTATGAAGGAGCAGTACCTATTGTTAAGGTGTATGGTGAAGGTATAGAATCGTTTGCAACTACGTTTATAACGCTACTGCCTCCGTTTGTAATTCCAGTTACACTATCGTCTGTCAATACAGGTAAAGAATCTATGTAGTTCCAAACTAAATATAATTTTTCACTAGTGTTTGTTCTATTAAATGTAAATGAAGTAACGTTCTCTTCTTCAGAAGAAGTAGTAGTGGTAGTTACTGTTGGATACGTTGCCTGATCTATTATGTTTTGAACACTAAGACCTCCAGCGGCAGAAACTAAATAACCCAAACTATTACAATCATTAAAATCTCCCGTATGTACACCAATTTGCTTCAAAGAAGATATAGTAACAGTATCTCCATTGTTCGGAATAACATCAGTTCCCATGTTTCCAGTTAATACTTCGTACCTAGTTAACTCGTCAGACTCAAAAACATCTAAATCTGAATTATAAATATCTCCTTGAGCTCCGTTGTGTTTATATCTGTTTATTATGTTTTGATTAACTTCTTGAGAGTCATTTACAACAACAAGAACAACTTCTAAAGTCTCTGGAACAGGACAAGTGTGTGTTATACTTATCGTAGCAGTACTTACAGGTGTTAAAGTTACTGTAGCTATATTAGTTACGTTTAAATCAGAAGAGCTTACAGGAAATGTAATTTGTCCTGTACCTGTTAATCCGTTATTTGTATGAGTTACACCGTTATAAACTACAACTATATTTGTAGATGAAGTAGTGGTGTAGGCTATAGTTGTTGTTCCAGAAAAAGAACCAACATTTAATTCATAACTAAATCCAGCAGAAGAAATTGTTCTTGTAAAAGCAGAAGCACAATCTAGCTCTAAAGTTTCTTGAGGAACCTGATCATTACCCATAGATAAAACATATTGATGATATTTAGGATCAAATCCACCTATATTATAATATGCTTTGTTGTTATATAAATTCTCTTTAAAAAAGGCTTTCATTCCAGAGTATGAAATAGGTGTTAAACCATCATTACTCAATTTAACAACAGCTCCTCTATTTGCGTCTGTAAAATACATTCTACCCTCATAGTTAGAAAAAGATTCAGGGTTTATTGATATACCATATTCTCCAGAATAAGGAACGTCTTGACCTAAAACCTTTTCTATTTGAGATAAACTTCCGCTACCGTCTGGACTCTGTAATAAGTTTTTACCATACAATACTTTTGAAACCCTGTCTTCTTGAAGTACAATTAAATCTGATTCTCTAGCAAAAAGCTTTTGAATAGATCCATACTTCATATCCATGTATTTAGTTATACCTCTACTTGAATTAAATTCATTTAAAGTATTATAACCAGTATTCTCGTTGAAAGCTCCACTGTATATTAACTTAGTTTCATCTTCTTTTTTCTCGTAACCTTCTACAATTGATATATTAGGCCTTGATTTTATATCTAAACTAGGCTTAAACCTGTCATCTGAAATCCTGACACTTTCAACACCGTTACCAAAACTAAAGCAATTACCAAATTTTAATTTAGAAATAGATGGTAAAGAAGATGTTTGATCTTGTAAATTACCTTTATGAAGTCCATTTTCTATATAAAAAGTTTCCTCTGTTTCATAGTAAATATCATCATCTATATCAATTGGTTCTGTTTCAAAAACAGCTAGACCACTTATTAATATAATCTCTAATTTTGCTGTTATTGTAGAATTTTCTAAAAGTGCAGTAAATTCAGATGGTTCAATTTTCATCACCCATCTATTTGAGTTTACTACTTTATAAATATATAAATAGAACTTTTCATCATCATCGTTTAAAGAGTCTACGGTAAATTTTACTGTAGTTCCTGGTTCAGCTCCATTATAACTAGCTATATCAAGTGAAGGAAAGTTTGTTTCACTGTCTAAAAACAACCCAAAAGAATTTCTTGTTGCTGTTGTTTCATAAGTTCCATTTACTTGCCATTGTTTAAAGTAATTGAAACTAGGATCTCCGTCACTTTCACTATAAGATAATTCTAAAGTAACATCGCTACCAGGGCTTAAAGTTTGATTGACATATGTAACAGGGTTTGTTGTGGTTCCTGTAGATATTTTTTGTAAAAGACCCTGCTCTGTTTCAGTTGGTATAACTATTCTGTTTGTTCCTGTCCAGCTATTTAAAAAACCATTACCAGCTACATCTGAATTTTCATAAAAAATAAAATTATCTTCTTTGAAATCCATTGAAAAGCCATTAGGTCTTATCTTAATGTAAGTACCTGCTTTTTCAATTAAATTTTCTCCCTCAAAATCTTTATTTCCTTTTATCCAACCCTCTCCAACAGACACCTCATCTACTGCGTTTTTAGTTGTTACTTCAAGTATTTTTGTTTTTATCTCTTTAGTTAATGGGCCATTATCGTCAGCCTTTACAATCAGGTTTTTACCTTCTTCTAGTTTTCCTAAATTAGCTCCCTGTAATAAAATCCATCTATAAACACCATCTTCATAAAATATTGTACCGTAAACATTGTAATGCCTGTCTTTATTTACTTTGACAAACCACTTGTATCTATCAGCCCAGTAAGGAGGCTTGTTGTTTAAGGTTATTTTTAAACTATTAAGATTTATACTTTTTTCTACAGGACAAAAAACTTCACTTGACGTTTCACCTACAGATTCTCTAGGTAATAAAATACTTGAATATCGCCCATAACTGTCTAAATAAGATAACCCAACCTCATAACTTCTTAGTGTCTTAAGAGATATGTTGCTTAATGACTCACTAATATTTACTTTACTACCATCCTCAAATTTAAAAGGCTCGCTTATTTCTGTAGTAAAACTTGGATTATTGTTATCAGAAGCATCTAAAGGAGTGTCATCAGTAACATGTGTATTTATAGGAGCCAACAACGTAAACCCTGTAGAGGTAGATGAATCTAAAGAAAAAGATCCATAAATTAGATTAAGAGAGTTTGGTGGTGTTGAAGTATTTACTACACTTTCAAAAATACTACTTAAAGAAGATAAGCATTCTAAAAACTCTGTTGAAGCAACTAAGCTACTAACAGAAGAATACTCTTGGGACAATATAAAAGCTGATTGACAAACGGCAGATCCAGAAAAATATTCATCAGGAGATGTTCCTTGTTCATCAGACTGTACAGATAAAAATAATGTTATCTTGAAATCTTTTTTTAATTCGTAATTACTTAAATCAAAAGTGATTTTAGTATTACCAACTGTTCTTGAACCTACAATATCTTGACCTTCTTGAGTGTCAGACACTATATCAACATTATAGTTAATTCTTATATTATCATTAGAACCTTTTACCTCTTCTACATCGTATTGAGAAGTTGTATTTCCAAAAACAACTCTATCATTAATTATGTCCTGAGCTTTTGCTGTTAAAGGAACGTCATCAAAGGTTCTAAAAACCTCATCTTGAGGTAAAGTTTTATATATTTTCTTATTAGTAAAATCGTAAGTCTCTGTTGCGTTATCTAAAACGGAACTGTCTTTTTTATTTATATTATCTACAACATAAATTGTAGGTTCGGTAGGGTATTTAAAAAGTAACTGAATATCTGTAACTCTATGATCTCCACTGTTGTAAGATACTTTATATCCATTAAAAATATTCTCCATACCTTTATTTTCCATAGATGTAAAATCTATTTTAAATTCTTTAGGTGTGAATTGAAAGTAAGTAAAAGAAGAACAAGCTGAGTAACCTCCATCTAAATACCTGTATCTATATCCAAAAGCAAAAAACTGTTCCTTAACAGCGTTCTCTGTGGCTATTGACGTGTTGTATGGTCTAACGGAAGGAGCTTCCTTTGGTGGCTTCTTATATAAAGATATATCGTCTTCGTAAAAATTATTTATACCATAAGTTTTAGATCTGCTTATATCTATCATTCTTGGCTGATTTAATCCATCAGTCCATAAAAGAAGCTTACTTTTTTTAGAGCTATTGTAAATTACATTAACTCCAGTTATTTTATAGTCTTTATTAAAATTTAAAACTTGACTATTACCAGTCCTTTCATCTGCAATTACAGTTGAGGTTATGTCATTTGTTCTATCATACTCATAAATATATGAATACCCTAAGTCATTAACTACAAACCAATATATTTTTTCCTTAGCTTCATCTGAAATAGATCCAATACACTCTGGGTTATTTGTTATATTGATGTTGGTGAGTTTTACGTTTCCTTTTTCATTTTCTATAGCACCAGCATCGCTTCCAGCTGTATTAAGAACACGCACATTAAGAGCATCTATAAATTCACCATTTTGAATAAGACGTTCATCAACATCTTTATTCATTTTTCCTGTAGAAAATAAATTTTGTATCTTCATATTACTTTATCCACTTATCTCTCCCTCTTAAAGTTTGAGTTAGTTCATTTAATTTAATAGAATTTAATCTTATTTTTGCATTTCTTAATGAAGCTGAAGATTGTTTTGTTGCTCTTCTAACAATAAACTCTTGGATCCCAAACTTCTGTTTACATACATTTGAAAAAATGTAGTCATACATAAACGTTTCTGCTAATTTATGAACTTTTAACTCGTTATCTGCACAGGAGTACAACCCGTCTGAAACATACTCTATAACAACATTCTGTCCATGTAAGTTTGTACTAAACATTATAGTTCCAGAGTTTTTGTCAATAAGATAGCTTCCGTTTTCATTTGAGGTAGAAGTATCTAAACCGTATCTTTGTCCCTTAGAACCTCTGCTTGTTGTCCCTAAGTCTTTTTGAGGTTGATTTGACCAGTTAGTTTCTATTACTGGAGTACCTGTTAAAGCGTTTCCGTCAGAATCAGTCAATATATTCCTTTGAGCAGAATTATCTTGTAGATACGACTTTGTTATTTTTGAGTTGAAATTTTGATTTATAGGGTGAGTTAATCCATCACTACCTACATAAGATATTTTAACCAGGCTAACGAAATCATGAGGTAGATGCATTTTTAAAGTGTCTGGAATTTGTGCTTCAAAACCAACTACTTCCCTAAGCACGTCATAATGTAATTCTTGTAAACCTCTTTTTGCGTGAAATATTATTTCATTTCTGTCAATCTTATTTATTACCTTATCGTCTCCAACATAAGTAACTAAAAAGTTGTTTATAATGTCCGACAACAAAAGATATTGATAAGTACCCCAGTTTTCATTAGTGGGATTGTTGCCGTCATTTTGATAATATTGCTGTTGTGTTATGTTTGTTCCTATAATTGGCATATGTTATGAATTTTGTTTTTGATATTCTAACTGCTCTTGTTGGCTAGTTAATTGTACAACATCAGCTTCTCGTATACTTAATCCAGAATATTTACATATTTTAATAACTAAATCAGTTTCATCTTCTTCGGATATTTCAAAATCTACAGAGCTGTCTGAATTATATACAGGATCAGAATTTATAGTGTTATATCCCCAGTGAGGATCTAAAGGTTTTCTTATGTAATTAGCAATAACATCTCCTGTTGTTGAAATACTTGTAGGCCTTACATTCATTTTAACACCTTCTCTTGTAAATACAGGGTAGGTAACACTAGGAGCGGATAAGTTGCTATTCACAATCATATCTAAACGATGCATTGGAACTTGTTGAACAACCTTTCCTCCATAAGTTAAGTTTATTAATTTATACAAATCTGAAGGCACAACAAAGTGATCAGTAGAAAAAGTTAATGCTTGATTTTTTGAAAATATGTCAATCTTGTTTTGTATGTGAGCAACAGAGTCTCCGTAATTCAAACCTCTTTTTCTAGAGTTTTGAGCTAATAGAGCCTTAGAATATTCAGAAAAGTAAGACTCAAATATTTCTAATTGAGCTTGTTTAGCAAAATAATCAAACTCTGAAGGAGACACATATCCTCTGTTATCTTTATTCAACAAAAACATAACAGTATTTCTTACGCTATTTATCATAGGATATATTTTTTACAAAAATACAAAAAAAAAGAGGTCACAATTTGCGACCTCTTCTGTTATTAAGTGATAAAGTAATTATAATTTGTTTGTAATGTTTTGTAAAACATCAAGACCTTCGTCTGTTTTAAAGAATAAACCAAGAGAACTATAAACGTTTTCTCCAAAAGGAGCAACCATTATTTTCTCTTTCTTCTTGTCCTTCCATACGACAGTCCTGTTATCACTATTAATATGTAATATACCTTGTTCTACTGCTCTTACAGCTATGTTTCTTAATTTAAGGTTTTCATCATTTAACAAAGACATAAATTCAGACGGGTGTTTCTTTGCCCATATAATCATATCTCTTCTTAATTCTGAAGAAGTCATTAAAGATATACTTCCTTTCATACATACTCTAGCTATAGCTTCTAAATCATCAATATTAAGATTCTTAGCCTCTATTTGAGCGTCTAATTCTGAGTATATACTTTCAACCTCTTTACTTGCATTTGCTTCTTTATCTAATTCAAAAAAAGTTTTGTTGAACTGAGGATGAATTAATAAAAACTTCTGCAAATTAACATTCCATTCAGGAACAATTAAAGCACCGTTATCAAAAACGATAGGCTCCATAGTAACAACACCATCTTGCTCATCCATAAATGGAGTTAGCTGATTAGTTGCATACCTAAGTGCCCTGTTTAGTTTTCCGTCGAAAAAAGTTAAAGGTTTTCTTGATGTGTGTTTTACCGCTATCATTAAACGGATAGGAGATTTATTCTCCTTTATTACAAAAACTCTTTGTTTTTGCTCTAAGTTTGGAAATAAAGAATTGTATCCAAACGCTTTTGTTGCATTTCTTGTTGCCATTTTATTTAAGATTTGATTTAATTAAAAAAAAAGGGGGAAACCTTAATTAGCGTCCCCCTTAAGTAAATATTACTTCATTAAAATGAAGTTGTTAGCTCCCATTGTACAAAGAGCACGCTCAGACAAGAAGTGAACTTCCATTTTGTCATCACCGCTAGTTGCAGCTCCACCAGCAGAACCAACTACCCAAGACTTATACTTTCTGTCTTCAGTAGGAGATACTCTGTATCGAACATGTAAGAATGGTCTCTTAGCATTTTCTCCAAGAACTTGATCGTAAACAGTTACTGTTCCAGCAGGAACAACGATACCATCAATACCTCCAATGTTACCTCTAGTGGTAGCATCGTTTAAGTATTTCCAGTCAGACTTGTAAAAGTCATAACCAATACGGAATCCAGAGAATCCAAGGTTTAATGCCATATCTTCGTCATTGTCAAATAATCCGTAAGATGCAGTAGACGCTCCATTGTTGTTTTGTGCAGCTAATACTTTATCTATATCGAAAGATGTTGCTCTATTTACGAACATTACATTTTCTTGAATCGCTCCTTCTTTATCAAGAACTTTTGCGATATCTTCAAGATCTTCTCTTGAGTCAATAGTACCTGTAGTTACGTTTCCGCCATTTTCTACTTCATAGAAAAGACCTTTAGTACCTTTGTACCCAGCTGTTGCAGCTCCAGAACCAGCAGCAGCAGGCTCTCCTTCAATCATTGAAGTTTCTAAATAGTCTTCAAATCTTAATCTTGTTTCAGACTCAGATTTTAAGTACCATAAATATCCGTTTGCTCCACCTTCAGTAGTTACTTCTACCCATCCAACGTGTGCCATCTCAGATCCAGATACTTCGTATTTGTCTTTGATGATAATTGGACTGTTTTCTTTAGCTTCGAAATCAGCTTCTAAAGAACCTACCATTCCAGCAGAACCTTTTTTGAATTCAGAACCAAAAACAAAAAGCTTTACAGCGTCATTGTCATCAAATGGTCCAGCAGCATCAGTTCCTGCTACGTTAAATAAATCCAAAGAAGCAAAAGTCTTAACAGTAATAGTATCAGTAGATACAGCAGTAATAAGACATTTAGCTTGACTTCCAGTTTTTGAAACGATAACTGTTTGGTTAGCTCTAAAGCTATGTCCAGCTACAGTAATTTCTTCTGCGTCTGTAACAGTACCAGAAGCTTGTACGTGTAATCTTCCTTGCTCGCTCCATTTGATTAAATCAGAAGAAGAAGGAATTTCTGCACCTACCATTCTTAAGAAAGATGCTACGGTACGATTACCGTATCTTTCAAACTCTTGTTCATACAAGTCTGGTAAGTATTGTTGTGCGAATGTGTAATCAGCATTAGAAAGGTAGTTAGAATTACCTAAACTCTTTCCTGGTGCTGGTGTTAGGGATGTAGAACCACCGATTTGTGCTCCTGCAGACCCGTCAAAATTAATAGATTGTGCCATTTTTTTTAAATTTTTAAGCGTTTATTATTTTTTTTTAATTCTTAATCCAGATGAAAATCCTTTGCCGCTTTCTACGACTCTGTATTTTGCACCTGGTTTTGATGAATCAACCTTAGAACGCACATTCATATCTATGTTTTTACCTTTTTTAACCACGTCATTTACCGCATCAGATTTACCTTGCTCATAAAAGAACTTAGCGTAAGCCTCTGGGTTCATAGCCATGTTTAAAGCGGTGTGATACTTCTTTGCATCCTTTAGAACACCTTTGTCATCTAAAAACGAATTAATAAAATTGTTCAAGTTTAATTGCTTGTCTACAACTTCTTGTTTGTCTTTAGGTTTAAAGTTTAATGTTTTTTCCCCAATTTTGAATTCAAAACCTTTGAAATCATTGTTAAAAAACCTAGAAGTTTTCTCTTCAAAAGATTGTCTTTGTCTAGAGACTACTTCTTGCTCTTTTGCCTTTTCATCGTTATATTGCTGATAAAACTCAACAGCCTCTTTTGCTTTCTCTGGAATACCCTCCATACTTGACTCAAGTGGAGCTTTGTATTTTTCCTTTGTTTGCTCAAAATACTGCTTTGCTTTATAAAGCTCTTGTTTCTTCTCAAGAATTTTCCTTCTTTTATCTGTGTCTGTATCAACACTTTCATCTAAAGCAAACTTATCTTCTATTAAATAATTAATATCAGAATCATCTAGCTCTGGATTAGATTGTTTATAGTATTCTTTTAATAAAGATGAGTCATCATAATCACTAAAATCTTCATTAGCTTTTACAAAATCTTTTAAACCTCTCTTGGTTTCATCTTTAAACTTTAAATACTTTTCAACCTCTTCAGGTAAAACTTGAGCATTCTTGTTTTTATTTGAAAGAACGTTATCTAGATCTTCAATACCCATACTGTATTTATTAGTAAGGTACTCTCCAATCATTTCTTCTTTGGAAACTGGTGTAGGTTCTTCCTCTACCTCTTCCTTTTTTTCTTCAACCTGTTGCTCTACAACTTCCTCTTCTTTAGATTCAGTTTCTTGATTCTCAACAGATTCTTCTTCTTTATTTTCTTCAACCTGTTTTTCTACAGGTGGATTTGATAAGTCAACTTTATAGTCGACGTCTTGATCATCTTTGTTCATATTAGATTAGATTTAAATTATTTTACAAAATTAGTTAAAAAAACTACATGTTTTCTGGAGCTATTTGACCGCTTAAATTATTCATTATTTGGTTAGCATCTCCTGATTTACTAAAGTCAACTGGAGGTAGGTCTTTTTTTCTTTGACTAATCAATCTACTTTGTTGAGTAGCTTGTTTATCTGTCCTACTATCTTTCCTGTCTTCCTTATATTTCTCTTTATTAGAAACATTATCCGTTTCCATTTGTTTTAATTGTAAATCAAACTGATGTTTCATTTGCATCAATTCTTTTTGTATCTCTTTATCAGCCTGCATTTTCTTCATCTCTAAGTCACTTTTCATTTGAATCATTTGAGCTTCTAATTGAGATTTTTGTTGCTCTTCTTGCACTCTTGATTGAGACGCAGCTTGTGCTGATTCAGCATTAGCTTTACTTTGCATTTGAATATTCTGCTGTTGAATATCTAAGTCTTCTTTTCTTTTTTTCTTTTTTCTTATCTTAAGTAAAGAGTTTGCTAAGGTTACGTTTTTGACAGCCCTTATATCAATTGCATCGTCTAAGTCTAAAACTTTAGACTGAATAGATTGTTGAATGTTTTGCTCTAATAAAGCTTTCTCTTCCTCATCTGGTTCTATTTCTATAAACACACCAAAGTCATGCAAGTGAACACCTAGTATTTCTTCTACAACAGCCATGTTGTTTTTACCAATCATTTTTGCAAAATCATCAGCAAAATCAGAATACATCATAATATCAGATATTCTATAAGAAACAGCGGTAGCAATTCTTTTTGTAATTGTAATTCCTGACTGTACAATATGTCTTGTGGCTGTATTACTATTCAAAGCAGCTAACTTCTGAACACCCACTAAAGAATGCTCACTTGGTGTTGAACCATCTCTAGCTTCATTGATACCAGTAACAGCTCTTATCATATTAAGTTGGTAGTTGTACATAGCAATAAGACTTTGAATCTTTGCATTAGAACCACTACTTGTTAGTTCTTGAATTGGAACTCTAGCGTTATTAAAGTCCCCATCTTCAGTATAACTCCTACCTATAACACTACCTGTTTGGAAGTACATAGATAAAGCTTCTGAAGGATTATATGAAGCTCCATTACCTAAATCAACACTATTCAAACCATCTGCATCAATAAACACACCATCTGGTATCATTTTTGCAACGACTTGTTGTAATTTTAAATGAGTTAATTGTATTTGATCTGCAAAAGGAATCATTCTTTTAACTAAAGAGTCTATATTCCCTTTAGACATTTTTATAGCAGAAACAATATATGGAGGTAATGCTCTTTGAAAAGCTGACTTAGGTCTAACCATGTTAGCCATAACCTCCCACTTTAATAAGTGATTAGTCCCCATAACCAATACTCCTTCATACCAAACATCTATTCTTCTAGATACTTTTTTAAATCTTTCTTGATTTTCTTCTGGTGGATTAAATGAAGAATCCTTTTCAATTGGATTCTGACCACCGTTTGCAGTTTCTTTTACTTTGTATACAATTTCCTTATCTGTCTTGTAACAAAAATACAACAAAGAAACATTAGACTTATCTAATCCGCTCTGTGTTTGTAAATTCTGTGTGCTTCTATATCCGTCAAATCTGCTAGCAAGTTTAGATATTTTTTCAATATCTTCTTGAGTGAGATCTGGATTTATTTTTTTTAACTCTGTAACATGAACTGATTTCAATTCACCAAAATAATAACAGTCTTTAAAGTTAGGATCTTCTGTAGGTGAATAAACAAAATTAACTGGATCAACATATTCTATCTTAACTCCGTCATGAACATCAAAAGAATGTTTTAAAGCAGATATACCTAAAACAACATTATCTTCATCTATTCTCCTCTTTGTTTCTTCATATTCGTTAATTTCAAGTATTGTTTTAATGGCAGTCTCTTCAGCAACCTCTATAGCTTGCTTATATCTTAAATCCATGTATAGATTTAATTCTTCTTCAGTATCAGGAACTTCATCTTGTGGATTATTAAAAGCATCCACTCCAGTTTCGTCTTTAACCATAGTTAGTATATCTTTACCAACCATATCAGTATACATTTCATTACGAAACATTTGTTTCTTCATGGATGATAAATCATCTACAGCCTCTACTTTCACATCTAATAATCTATTAGATATTCCATTAACAACTACATCTACAAACTTGGGTATAATAGGTACTGGAGTCCAGTCAAGATTAAGATAAGATAAATCACCATTTACAGCTAATTCATTCTTATACTTCTCTACTGGTTGGTCTCCTCTAGCGTATAATCTTCTTTTTAAATACTCTGAACGCAACTCTCCGTACATACTACTTCCGTAGTCTCTAGAGAACCATTCAGATTCTATAGCTTGACCTACACGAATACCATATTCATAAGTGTCTTTTTCGATGTCTGATACAAACTGGTTTGGGAAACCACCACCAGATCCGAATCTTGGCTTATTTATCATATTTATTTAATAATTTCACTAACAAAACCTTTGTTACTGTATCTTGCAAAGTTAAGATTTATTTGATTACGTTTTTCTTCACCCCTCCTAATAGTAGACTGATTTGCCATAATAGCAAACCCAGAACTTACTGTTGCATCAAATTTAGTTCTGTTATTGATATCGTAATTTGCCCAATCCAATAAAGTCCTATTAAAAAAAAGATTTCCACAACTACCGTAATCTACATTTCCCTCATCTCTTAACACCCCAACATGACCTTCAATATAGCTTTCTATATTCTCGGCATGTACAGAAATTACAGCGGATGAAGATGGTATCCCTCCTAATTCTTTTTCGGATTTTGATAAAACATTTCTATGTTTATCAGGTCTATTAAGGGAAAAAGCCCTGTATCCTCTTTCTTTTAAGTAGTATAAAATTCTGGGCTTATTATTTTCTAATAATATAGGCATTCCATAAAAATGTAAAGCCATCAAAACATCTTCGTAAAATATTTCAGCAGTTTGAGGTCTAGAAATATACTCTAGAAAAAACATATTAGTAGGAGCATCTTCCATGTGAAACTTAGTCATTCCATGAACCGATCCTTTAGATCCTCCCCCTCCTACTACTCCAGATATATCATATGAATCTCCACCAAAAGAACCCAAGTGTTTATTTCCTGGATACTTTTTACCATTTTTATCTATAACATTGTTTCTTATTTCAGGTGAAGGAATCCATGAAAGAAAAAATCTTCCTTTTATCTCAGGAGAAAATATAACTTCTGTATCTCTTTTACCTGCTTTCCAATGAAAGTTTCCTCTTGTAACTGAAGTCTTTACAGCAAAAGAGTCATTGTAATCTATTTGTTCATATATTCTTGTGAGGTTGAATAGAGTGTTTTTTGACTCATCTCTAAAAGCATGAGATTCTGTTTTTGGAAATTGTCTATAAAATTCATTTAATGCATCTGAATCATTCTTTAATCCCTCTACTTCGTTTTCCCAACTATCTAAAACACCTGTATCAATTATATCTCCATAAGAATCTTTTATTTCTTTTTTTGGAGTTTCAAATACAGGAAATCCATACTCATCTATATATCCTTCAAAGTTCCATTCCATTGGAATAAACAAACTATAAAGCCCAGACTGTGTTTGTCCATTTTTATTCCTCTCAGTTACATTTGAATTATTATATAGTTTTTTAAAGTTTTCTCCACCTTTATCTAATGCATTGGATGTTGAACCCATCATGCATTTACCTATAACTCGTGAACCTAATCTTAATGTTGTTTTTGTAACCCTCCAGTTGTTGAGGATGTTTTCTGGTTTTTCCCATTTACCCGCTTCATCGTGGACGAGGAGGGAAAGTTTCTCTCCATCATAGGAGTTATCACCCGTGTTTTTCCAGTCGATTGTGGTATCGAGACCTTCCATTTCTTGAGGTTTATCTTTTGAATCGAATCTTTTTCTGGTAAATTTTGATGCGGGAACCCTGTAGGCAAGTTCTGTTTTCGGTCTATCCATACCGTCCTGTATTGGTCTGAAAAAGAATGGATAATTGATTGAAATTGGTACCACTTTATCTGTGAACA